TAACTCGCATATATACGCAACTACCTTTTCAACTATCTAATTAACAACAAATTAATAATTTAGGTATTGCGTAAAATTAAATATTAAAAAAGCGACTTATAACAAAGTCGCTTTTCTTTTTAAGTAATTTAATATCATTACAATAACAAACATAATTATTAAAAGCCAAAACAGTTTTGTTGTAAGACTTTCTATAACTTCTGTATAGTCTTTTTCCTTTTGCTTAACTTCTTGCTTTAAAACCGCTTTTACTTGCGTTGTATCTCTATACTTAATCGTTTCTTTTGAATTGTTGTAAATAACACGTGTGTTAAAATGTTCTTTGCCACCAATCAAAATTGGTTTATCTAAATTAATAGGCTCTAAAGTAAAACCCTCTGAAAATTTAGTAGCGTCAATATTTACACTCGAACTACTATCTGTTTTAAGTTCCGTTTCTGTATTGGTTTTTTTTACCGTTGCACACCCTATTAAAAATAAAGGGATTAGTAATATTGATTTTTTCATTTCATTAATTTATTAAGTTTCTTTTTATTTATCATATCTCTAATTAAGCTGCAATCCTCGTACATTTCAGATTGTACAAACTTTTCTAAAGTACATTGTAAATCGATTATTGTTCCAAACTCTAACCACTCTTTAAATGCTTGTTTTGTTTTAAAGTTTTTACGAAATACTTGAGGACTGATTAAATCTAAAAATATTTCTTCAAGTTCCTGCGGTGTGTGCTTTTTCATATTTCATTATTTTAAAATCCAACTCTTAAATTCGTGCCTTTTATAGCAATACCTTTATTACTATTGCTTGGATAGTAAATTAATTTTCTTTTATATGTGTACTCCCCACATTTATTATTTAAAAGTGGTTTTAAAGTTTGGCATTTTACTAATTCCATAATTATTTATTTAAGTTATATTTCAGTTTTAAAATGTTTCTCAATACTTTGTTTACTGTTTCACGGTTGCAACCTCTATCGTAATAATACTTTTGCACTCGGTTTATTCTTTGTAGTGGTGATAGTTTCATAATTAATTTAGTTTTTATATTTCCATTTATATTTTTTATAGGTTTTAAGATTTCCTTTTAAACAACTGCTAACATTTCCAATGTGAAAATTTAATTCTCTTTTTATATCCATTAGAGAATTCCATTCTTTAATAAGATTATCATTTAAATCAAATTGTAATACTTTTACGCTTCTATGGTGGTTTTCAGAAAAAACGCCTTTCATTGGGCTAACCTTGCCTTTTCTACCTTTGCTTTTATTAACTTCTTCACTATGTCTTTTGCCTGTATTCCCTAATGATATTTTATTTTTGGTTTCTTGAGAATGTTTTTTATTTAAAAAATATTTATTTCCTATTTTTGATAAACCTATTTTATCCCTTGTTTCTTTTCCTAATTTTCCAGACCTATCATTAGTTTTTGTTAATCTACAATTTAATCCATTTTCTAAAACATTATAATGATCTTGCCAATATCTTTCACGTTCGTTAAGTAATTCAATACCACATTCTTCAATTATTTCAAAAATATGATTTTCTACTCCATATTTTAAAAAGGAACGATATAAAATAACAAGTTTATTATTTCTTTTATGTAAATTCTTATAGCTTAAAAATCTATTTTCTATATTTACACTTTGTCCGATATAAACCCTATTATTAGGACTTGTTATTTTATAAATTCCTATCATATTACTTTTTATTTTAATGCAATATAACACATATATTTTAAAAAAACAAACTTAATAGTATATAAAAATAACTAAAGATGTAAGTTAAGCGTTGTAATTGTCCGTGTTCTTTGTCGTGAATGTAACCCTCAACTGCTTTCGGAGCGTGTTCGTAGCCGTTTCTATGATGCCAACTATCTGTTCCGCTTGGACTTCTTAATGTTTCAACACAAACAGACATATAATCTTTACTTATTTTGTGGTGCATATGGTGAGAATAAATATATCTATGTTTACAATTTGTCCAGTCTTTACTTTCGTGAGCCATTAACAAAGGTAAATCTTGAGCCTTTGCACCATCTCCGTGAGTAGTTCCGATTAAATTTTTACCATAAGTAAAATATTTTCTATGTGCTATTGTAGTATCAAAAGTAACATTTTTACAATCTCTAAAATGCGTTTCAATTACTTGAGCCAAAAAGAAACCATTTGTATAATCGTGGTTACTTGGATTATAAACCACGTGAACATCTGCAACACTCATTAAAATTTCAACAATATCAACATATAATTGTTTGGCGATTAAAAAATTAGTGTGCCACATTCCATCTGTATCTTGTGGCGTTCCGCTTGTTGTAGTTCGTTTAGTGTTGTCTATATGCAAAATATCGTTACCAATAACAAATAATATCTTATCAATACTATTTTCTTTTATTTCGTTTAAAATACCTTTACAACCTTTTAAAACTCTTTGTACTGCTATTTGATTGTTGTAAGGTTCTCCAACTTCAAAAGAGCTGCATAATTTACCAATATGAATATCTGCTGGGTCAAAAATAAATAGCCTTTTATTTTCGTTGTCTTGTATTCTTTCAATAGTTTGGTATTTAGGGGCGTAATTTTGTAACTCTTTTATTATTTCAGATTGCAACAAATTGTAGTCAACTGCTTTTTCATCTACAAAGTTTGGATTTTTAGCAAGTACACTGAAATTTAAACCATCTTTGTTTTGTGTTTTAATCCACATATTGCGAGCTGAAGTAATTGGAATGTCAACTTCATTAGTTGCTTGGTAAAAACCCTCGTGCTGGTCTAATAAACGCTTTTGATGTCTTGTAATGTATTGTGCTAATAATTTAACTTTTGGATTAAGTTGTCCGCCCACATCGGACAACAACAATTTACGAGCAATTACGCTGAAGTTTTCGCCTTTTTCTAATAGCGGTGTAATCTGTTCATCTAAATAACTGAATTGATTTTTCATAAAAATATTTGTTTTAGTTTGTCAAATATAAAAAATAAAAACGTATATTTACACTTTCATAATGTTTTTTTTAGTTTTAGTTGATTAAAAAGAAAAAGCCCTTACTTAATTGCAAGGGCTTTTTTGATTTATCCTGTGTATTCTTCTTCTTCTGTCATAATTTTTAAATTTTAAATATTTTTATTTTACCACCTTGCTTTTGTTCCCCTAATATCGTAATGAACCCAACTTGGATAAATTCCGACACCACCTTGTTTTATCTTGCCCTCTTTAATTAGTCTTTCAACTATTAAGGCAACTTGTTTTGGTGTTAATCCTTTAACCTTGAAATCAACTGCAGTTCCTTTTACGTGCTGACTATCTTTAGCTCCTTTTACCTTTGCGTTATGTTCTGGGCTACGATAACCGCTTGTTATTGAAACAGGAACTTTTACCTCATCTCTAATAACTTGTAAGTTTTTAATAAGTTCAATCATATTTTTCTTTATGTTTTCTGGCATAGGTCGCCCACATTTAGAATTGAACTCGTTTAAATTAAAATTCTTTGTTACTTGCATAATTTATTTTTTATAGTTTATAAACACGTACTATTTTCATCAAATATTTTAATCAACTTATCCATATACTTCGTTAAAGTCGCTTCAATCTTTTCAATTAAGATAGAAATAAAATCATTGCTTTTAAACTCTTGCTTTCTGTAAATAGATTTGATAGAGTTAAAAATACTTATTCCCTCATTAAGTACCATTATTTTCATAATAATAGTTACCATTTCTTTAAAGTCTGTAAATCCTAAACCTTTAGAAACTAACGCTAAAACCATTATAATAATTAGCAACAAAGATTTTTTAAGCAATCCAGCCCAAAAGGTTGTTAATCGAAATTCCATTTCTGGAACAACCGCAGCCTTAATAGCACCCGCAAACATATCTATAAAAATCAAAGTAATTAATACTATTGATACATCTTTATCGATTTGAAAGTAAATAATAAGCCCGTATAAAAAGGCTTTTATTTCATTTAAATATTTCTCCACGTGGCAACAAATAAAAGTCCGACAATCGACAAAATACTATAATTTACCCAATCATAATAAGTACTCCAGCAAATAGGTACTAACATAAACACAATATTTAAAAAATAATACAATGCCAAAAAGATAACAATTAACTTTTGTCTTTTGCAAAATCTTAACCTTTCAGAATGGTAATTTATAGCAACAAAAATAATAAACAAGACCAATTGTGTAAGTAGTGGGTAAATAAATTCTACGTAACGTTGGGAGGTTGAGTAGTCTTGAATTTTAATAGAAAATAACTCGATAATTAATATAGCAAAAAAAGCATATAATTTAGAGTTAATTTTTATTTTTTCGTTTACTGCTTTTGCAATTCTGCAAATTAAACAGCCTGGTTTTGGAATTGCCGCCATTGGTTAAAGTATTTGTGTTAGTGGATAAAATGGTTTTATAATTATTAAGCCTATTAAACGGCTATATGCTGAAATAAAATCTACTTGTAAAGTTCGCATATCTTTTACATATTGTAAATCTAATTTAAATGATTCTTTTATCCAAATGAAATAAGATAAGTTTTTAATATGAATGTATCCGAAATCGTGATTAGCTGCTGGAGCGTCATATTGATAAATTGTATCTCTATCACGTACAATTGTTGCACCATCATACGTATAAAAATTTGGATAGTTTTTAAAAGCGTCATACGCTTGTAAATAACGTTCAATATCTTTTACCTCGAAATCATTCAATACTTGGATTAAATGTTGCCTTTTAATTGCTAATATTTCACGAGGTTGTAAAAAGAAATTGTTTTTTGAGTGCTTATACAGATAAAAAGCATAAGCAATAATAAATAAAACTAAACCCATTAATTTAATAAATTACCATTAATAAAAATTTCATCTAATTGATTGGAAGTAATACCCATCATCGCAGCGATTGTAAGCAAGTCGCTTGAGTTTCTATCAAAATGAGTCGCACTTCTTAAACGTGTTAATATAATGTATTTTTGTGCTTCGTCAAAGTTTAAATTTTCAATAAACAAAACTATATCTTCATATTTAATTTGTGTAGTTAAATATACTTGAATTATAAATTTCATTCGTGAAATACTTTTAGGCACTTCTACAACTTTAATATAACTTTCAATCCATTGCGAACCATTCCATTGTGGGCTTTTTTCATCAGTTGGCAAAACATCAGTTAAAACCCATTCAGAAACTAACTCGCCACCAATCTCTTTATCTTGGTTGTTATCAATCCATTCTTGACTATGCACACCCCCGAAATCAATACCGTTTATAATTCTTGCTTTCATATTAATCGAATTTAAATAATAATTGTGGTGCTTGTAAAATATAAGCAGCACCTCCTGTATGTCTCCAAGACACCTTAATACCTGTTACTGCACCTAAAGTATTTGAAGCAACCGTTAACGGTATTCTTGTATATTGATTTGCTGAACTTGTTGTAATTACTTGTTGTACTAAAGTTTGTTTATTTGTTTCAGAACCAATATTAGTACCATTAGCGTAAGTAAAACCCTGTATAAATATTTCATAATTTTTAGAATTAAACCCATTATCAGCTACAAATATAACAGAAGTTAATGTACTTGCTCCCTCTACTAAAAAAAAGTTACAATCT